TCCTCGACCTGACCTAAGATTAGGTTCTCAGCGAAGTCTCCGATACTCTGCACGATCACTCCTCCTCGTCAGCGAAGAGAAGCTCGGCAATGGTTTCGTCGATAACAGACTCGATGTCCTCGTCGCCCTCGTTAAGCTGGCTGAGACGGTCTACAAGACCGAGGACTACGTTAAGGTGCTCAAGGATGCGCTCCTCGTCGATGGACTCGTCAAGCTGAGAGACGCAGAGCGGGCAAACGTGAGCGGCTTCTTCAAGCTCCTCAGCGTCCTCGTCATCCTCATACTCAGAGTGAGCATAATCCATTTTCTTACCGGGCTTCATGGCCTTCTTGGCCTTCGAGCCACAGGAGGTTTTCTCCTCAAGCTCCTCAACTTCCTCTACGGCAGAGGACTCATCAAGGCGAGAGCTAATCTCGTCGTTCTTCCAAACGGCAGCTTCCATAAGCTGTTGACGTAGTTCGTCAGTTAATTTCATGTGATCCATAATTATATCCTATAAAAAGGTTAAGATTTTCATCTCTAGGTTATTTAGTAACCCAAAGCCAGCAAATGTTTTTTGTTTTGAAAAATGTTACGGTAGTGCTGTCGGTGGTGCGGGAGGCTCATATGGAGTAAACTCTGGAGGTCCTTCTGTGGTGGGGGGAGCGATTGCTCTATTAAAGTTAGTAGATTTGATTTCAGGATACTGGTCTTGCTCTGCTGCTGTAGACCTTCTACGAACCAATTGAGTCTTCCTGATCGCTATCTTAGAATCTGAGTTTTTTGTTCCAGGTGTCACCTTTACATTGTTTACCATACCATTAAACAATGATTGCTTTAAGACGTTGTAGTTTTCCATCCTCGATAACATGTTAAATTGCTTGAAGTTAAGCCTTGATAGAACATCAAACTCAGTAAGAGACTTTCCTATACCGTTTAAACCAAGCAAGTAATTATTATCAAGATCTTTAATTATTTCTGTAAGCAACCTATAGCCTGTCCTACCTCTGTTGGGATTATATGTGGCCGCTGCGGTTTCCTCTCCATCACTATTAACGTAACCAGAATTGATCAACTTATTAGTTAAGTTTATTTTATTTATCCTGGCTTGAGTAGTGGGAACTCCTAGCAGATCTACCCCATCTCTACCTACCAGTTCAGTGCTAACAAACTGATTAAACGTATTTCTGAATTTAGGGTTTATGCTAGTCCTAGTTTTTAGTTGTCTTGTAATTGAACCCGGATCCGTGGAGGATGAGGGCGTAATGTCAACAATCTGAGATTTTCCATTGAACGGATTGTTCTCTGGTTTATTTGATGGGTACAAGAGAATGTACCAAGGTATCTGCCTAGTAAGTAAAGGCATGGTCTTATTCTCTTTAGGCGAGTCTACAATAATATCATTTTGAGTTAGATAAAGGACGCCATCTCTCTCAACATAGTCCAATAATCTATCGTCATCATCCAAAACAAAGGTTTGGTGGTTGTTCTTATATTTAATAAACTCATTTATATCGTCTATATCTCTTAAGCTTACATTCTCATACCTAGCTGTAGTAGTTTTTATGTGTCTAGTATTAGCTGCATCGGGCTCAGTAACAATAGAATCTAACACACAACTCAGGAAATATAAGTTTTCTCTTGGGGCTGTCAATGAGTAATCCAATTCAATTCCATTAGGATCCCCACTAACTGAAAGTGTTCTTGATGGATCGCCCCCTAAGATTTTTATGGCTATTTGCCTAGTCTTTTCAGGTACAATAAAGGCATGATCTTTTTCCGACTCGGCAAAGATTCTACTTGTCTCACCCCCTAATGTGATGTCGAAGTATTCTCCATCTGTTAATGATAACGTGCTTCTTCCAATGAAAGTATCGTCATCATTAACATAGTATCTTAGAGTTTGACCCCCCACAATGACTGGAAGAAACCTATCCAAATCACTAGCTAATGTTTTTTGGTTCTTTAAAGTCTCTCCTGCGCGACCCGTAGATTCGGTAGGGTCTAAAGGGTAATAGTTTTTTTCTACTAGAGCTAATGCCACTGTCTCATTTACAATGTCTGATCTGCTTCTAGTAATCACAAGAGGAGTTTCTTCTTTTGCCCCGTCAGCTAAAGCCCTAAGACTACCTTTAGTTACTTTAGCTATTGTACCATCAAGTATTCTACTTCCAATAATATGATATATCTGAGATCTATTTATTGGACTCCTATCATAATTTAGTATCCTTGATAGAATATCCTTCGTTTCTTCATTAAGGCTATTGTAGACCGTAGTTGGTGTTACTCCACCTGCTCTTTTACTATCCCAATCACCAAGAGTATTTTGATTTTGTAATAGATATAGAATATTATTGTCTATAACCCTGGCGAAGATGTCAGTAATCGTACTTGTGTTTTCAACAAATACCGATTTTTCTGGGGTATCGTCAAAGAATATTTCTTCCTCTTCAAAGCCGCTAGGTCTTTGCGAAAGTATTTCTCTAGATAGCTTCGGGTCTCCTAAATCAATAGAGCTAGTTGTTTCTAAGGTGTTTGTTATATTGTTGATTGTATTTTCGCTACTTTTTCCTATAACCCCTCCCCCAACAAAATTGAAGCCGCCTGTAGGATCTTTTTCTGGGCGCTCTCCGATAGGCTCTCCACCGCCGCCTTCCCCAGCGTTGCCGCCGGGATCAACTGGAACTTGAGGTGGAGCGGGTCCTTGCGGGCCAGCACTGCTTGGGCCTCCGCCTCCTCCTCCACCTCCCCCGCCACCAGGGACGCTAGGGCCAGGAGCGGAGGGTAAGTCTTCTATGGGAGTATATCCGTTACCTCCACCTCCAGGAGATATTGGCCCTATAGGGTTCTGAGGTCCGGCGTTAGTGACACCGGGTCGCACAGGGCCTGGACCAGGGCTTTGCGGACCTGCCCCGACCACACCTCCTCCTCCACCACCGCCGCCTCCAGGAGGACTCACAGGGGCAGGACCGGGCGATTGGGGGCCAGCACCAGTCACACCTCCACCTCCCCCGCCACCAGGGACGCTAGGGCCAGGAGCAGAGGGTAAGTCGCCTATAGGCGTGAAGGGGCCACCGCCTCCTGTGGGCTTAGGCTGAGGGTTTATTGGTCCTGGGCGAGGAGGCTCCTCGTCGGGGTTTATCGTGGGACCTGGTGCAGGAGGATCAGGTATTGCAGGAATAGAGTATCTAGCACTAATAGCAGGACATCCTCCGTTACATCTAGGGGCTGTAGTAGTTCCTGTATTACAGTTCTCATAGCCGAAACCTGTACCTTCTATAGATAATTCTCCTCCAAGTGGAAGGGTGGCAATAAAATTATCTATGACTGTTTGCGTAGTGTTAGGTGTTCCTATGGGTTGTCTTACGCATTTTTGGTTAAACGTAATATTCCATACCCTAGTCCCATCAAATCTTACGTTATAATTAACACTAATCCTATTCTCGTTAATGACACAACGGCATTCTTTCGGGTTAGGGGGTGCTGTTGGAGCCCCTGGTATTGATGGACCTGGAGAGGTAGGACCTCCTGGAGATACAGGACCTGCCGGGCCGGGTGGGGGCGATATAGGGGATCCTGGGCCGCCTCCACCTCCTCCTCCACCTCCTCCACCTCCTGACGGAGGAGTTTGGGGTCCTCCAGGAAGGGCGGCAGGACCACCCCCACCTGGGTCTACAACAACAGGAGGATCAGTTGGGTCAGCTTCAGTCTTAGTTCCAGGAGGATCGGGATCGGGCGGATCAGGATCATTAACATTACCCCCATCAATATAATCAGGGAAGTTAAATGGGCCTCTTCCAGGTAAGAAAGCGCCGCAACCAAACGTAGTATCTGACATCCTTAGTCTTGGTTAAGAGTAATTACATTATTAGTGTTTAGGTTACCGTAAAAGAAAGGAGCATCATTTTGGCTCACGGCTTTCATTGACCAAGTAACTGTAGGATAAGTACACTTACCCATTCTCGGGTTTCCTAAGTAACCATAAAAATTTCCTGCTGTCTGCGGGTTTGGGTTAGATTTTATGATATCGTCTACAGGAACAAGGAAACTACTAAATCTTTCTCCACCCCGCTCACTACTAGTTATCGTATTACTTCCTCCTGGTCGGCGGAAAGTGTGTGGGGCGGGAACTAAAGGAAGATAAGTAAGAGGATTTCCTTGTTGGAAGGCAATATTGTTTCCCGTAATATCATGTGTAGCAAAAGCAATGTAAATAATGAAGTAGTCTTCTCCTTTCTCAACCCAGTGACCTATGTATCTTGCAGATTCATCTAAGTCAGGATCACCAAAACCGCTGTTTCCAATAAAAACTCTATTAGAACTACCTTTGGCTCCACTGATCTGTGGAACGCTATTTACTAAGTTTATGTCCACAGCATAATCAATCATGCCTGGATAAGAAGCTCTATCAAACTCTATTCTTTTCTTTATAAAACTGAAATGCACCCTGTCTTTCTGCTCTTCTTGTTCTCTATTAGGCATACTTGCATTAGAAAACTGAACTTGTCTTTCAGGAGGATTACCTCCAGAGTTTAGACCATCTGGCCCAACAAATTCTCTAGCCGCACCTGCAACAATAGACCCGTCCGCCGTGCTTGTGCTGGGATAATCTCCATATTGAGAAAAGAAAGTGTTTATATAGTCGTTAGGGTATCGACCAACTTCAGTTAGATCAGGATTAAGCGTGGCCCAATCGGCCAAATCCCAATCAGGGTAAGCAGGAACCTCAAAGCCTGTTCTAGACAGCCCGTACTTTTGTCTAACGTAATCTTTGATTGCCGCCTCGGAGTCATTGTCAGGGTTCAGGTCTTGAGAGAATACCTGTCTATAGAAGTCGTACATCGCACCTTCTGGTCCAAAATTCCAACCACCGAAGACATACCCGCCAGCCACAGTCCTCATACCTTGGGGAAGACCAGCTTCCTCCTCTACTTCCAAATTATTAAGTCTAGCATTTACTGAATCGTACTGACGCTTTAATTCGTAATCCATTTGTGCTTTTCCAACAGCGGGATTAGCTAGAGATAATTGAGGCATTGCTGCTGCAATACCTGCTCTCTCATTGTAAGTTAGTTCAGCAGTTCTGAAGAGTGGACGAATATCAATTACGTCTGTAGTAGAAACGACGGAAGAGCCTCTAGTCACCCACACATAAGCCACTGGCAGGATAGACTGCCCGACTAACTCAAAGGCATCATTCTCAAGCTGCTCAGAAATAAGTGGAGCGATGTTTAGTAAATCATCCGGTGCCGGGAAGCTTCCACGAACATCGAATGCTATGTCATTTGCCGAAGCAGAAATGAAGCCTATATTTTCATTTTCAGTATCACCAGGGGAAGCCATTATCTTATGGTCATCGCCAGTGCTTTCGATATACTCTTCGGTATAATTAGTTGTTCCTTCTAAGTTAGCTTTAATACCAGCCCCCCGAACAATGCCTAAGGTAGGTCTAGTAATTACCTCTTTACCTGAACCTTTGAGGATGGTAGTAGAACTAGCGTCTACAGGTTTACTGTAGATGAATACCATGTCAACTCTATTGTAAACATTGTCTACCCTAACCTCATCACCATTCTCATCAATGTAATTAAAATCATCATCAGAGAAACTAGGTACTTCGATAGTAAGTTCTTCAGGAACATCTACGATAGCATTTCTAGCAACACCTCTCCAAGCCCGCACAAAGAAACTATCGGTCTTAGGCATAGTAGCGAAGCCATTGAAGGGGTCAGTATAATCATAAGTGGTAAGAGTAATTCTATCCGCCACGGCATTCCTTGCTTTTGCCCAAACAAGTGCCTCGGTAATGATCATGGGAACTAGCTCTGAAGCCCTTCCTGAACCAGGGCTTTCATAACCCAAGGCACCGCTATCAGCCTGAGTAGAGACTGTGACGCCATTCTGATCTACGGGCCTATCAGGAGAAACAATAGGCCAAGTGAACGACCTCTCACCCAAACCATTAAGTCCTAATGAGTCTTCGCTTAGACGACTTTTAAATGTGTCCAGAGCATCCACTAAGAGAGCATTGACACCTGCCTCTGTTTCTGTAGAAAATGTGCCCGGATTAGGTAGAGCGGCTTCGTAAACATCTACTTCGCCCACTTCAAGACCTAAAATTTTTCTTAAGTAAGCCAGGGGCTTCTTTGTAGAAGCATCGTTTATCCTAGCAGTAAACCTCCCTGGCTTGACCCTAACTACACGATCACCTCCACTAGCATAGGGCCTTAGCTCTTCAATATCAACTCTCTTGACATTGCTGATTTTAATTACGTCTCTTCTAATCTGATCCTTTAACCAAAGACAGTTTTCTTGAAGCTGTTTAAGAGGAATATTGTCTACCTCAAAGTAATAAGGATCGTTTGCTTTAAATAATCTTACCGGATCAGTAAATTTATAAACACTCTCTTCGTAGATTTGGTCTGCCATTAGTTATCCCTCGAAAGGTCAAAGATAGAAGCTGATTTAAAGCCCTTTATTTCGTCACCGGAGTAAGACTCTCCATTCCTCTCAGTGCTGTCGCTGTAAATTGTAGCCTTTCTGGGTCTACCCGCTAAACCAACACTCGCGTTTCTAGCGTTAGCGAACATGTCCGCAGCAGACTCATCAAGAATACATTGTGTTGGGTTTTCCTCCAACATCTCTCCGCAATAGTAGAATCCTGATGTCCATAGCTGATCATAGATACCATCGCTATCACTATCATAGCTAAGTTTTAATAGGTCAGGAGCTACTGAGCTTGCATTTGTTTCATTTTCTGGTACGATGGCTGATAAATCACCGGAACAATTGTAGCCTTGAGAAAATATTTGATACGCTGGTCCTACTACCCCGGAAAAACTTCCATCAGTAGCTACGTTATTTTGCAGTAACTTAGCACTTGCTTTAGGTGACCAGTATAGTCTGAAGAACCCTCTATTGTTAAACGCCCCACTAACCCCAAAGGTATAAGCTGTAGTTCCACTTACGTTTATACCAGCTTCAGAAAGGGCGCTCGCTGTCTCACCATTTATTCCGCCTGATACCGGATAAAATCTTTCGAACTGTGAGTTTACATCCACACCGGAAGGAACAACCCAGACAGCACTTCCTGCACCAAAAGCATCAAGAATACTTAACGATCCAGTATCTGGTGTCCCTGAAGGAGCGCCCGAAGCAAGCGCGTCAGTGCCTGAGTATATTGCGCTTGGCCCGTGCTGCAAGCAGCTTATTGGGTGCATACCGCTAAGAGAAACATAGGATGCATTGAGTCTTGAGCTATCGGCAATATTCCAAATGTTGAATTTATCGCAGTCGTCCCCACTAGCATCAAAGAAAAGACCGTCAGCGGGACTACCGTTTGGAGGAACCGGGAAGTGTGAGTTATGTACATTTACTACGCTATCCTCTACGGCTCTAAGACATACTCCACCTATAGCAGTTGATGTCCTGTCTGAACCTGGGTTGAAATTAGGTGATGAGTAACCGCCATCGTTAACTAAAAGTGTATTTGTTCGTCCCCCCGCTAAAGTTGGGGTAAGGGGAACTGAAACAGTCGGAATTGTGTTGACGCCTGAAGTAGCAATTACACCTGAATCTTGAGGGTTAGCAAAGAACTGCATAGAGCCCGCAGAAACATCGCCACTAGCGGGAAGGATATAGTCAGCTTTTTCTAACATTAGGGTTCCGCTGGGCGTGCTCGCCCAGTTTGCCGGGAAAGCACCAAGATCCCGCATGTTAATTGTACTATTTCTTTGTGCCACTAAGCAAGAACGAGTAGAGTGAAGCTCCACAGTTGTATGATTTTGCGGAGAACTTAAAGCAAAAGATTGATTGTCCGGTGCATAAGAGCCTTCGATTCTTCTAGGCTCAAAATTTATAACGGAATTGTCTTTAGCTAAGACATCTACACCGAACTGTGCTACTGCGGTGGGTCCGTGAAAGCTTATTGTTGAGTTCTTATCAGCGCAAGCTCCAGCCATAACACGCTGTGTAGGGTAGTCAGAGGGGCCAAGGATGAAGGTAGCCCCATTCGATTTTCCGTTAAGCGTTGCCACAGATCCATTAGATGCTTTAATTCCTCTGCCGTAAGTTGTCCCATTTCCATCGACATCGCTGACATCAATGTACGCACTAATTAGGTCAACATTAGAGTTATCATTAGCAAAAATAGCGGGTGTTCCTGCGAAGGCTGTTCTGAAGAAAGAGTTTCCATAGACGCTGGGAACATCGTCTTTTATCTTAAACTTAAATGTACTGTCCGTAAGGTCCATATGAACAGCATTCGCAGAGAAATCTAATTGCCTACGGGCGCTGTCTTCCATGATATCGTTAGAATCGAAGATTAATGTAGACTTTATGCTTTCAAGACCTTGCTCCTGGTTTCCGTCTACCGTAAGGTTTTCGTATCGGAAGAAAGAGTTATTCGCTTGAATGCCTACGTTGTTTCCGTAAACGTCTACTAGCCCCTCAACGTCCACAAAAGCATTTTCTAGAGTCATGCCCGCACTAGTGTTAAGCTCTGAGCATATAACGCCTCCTGTGCTCGCTGTCGCTGGGGCTGATCTCCTTACACCTCCTCGAAGCTTGGAGTTCTCCAAAACAAATCCTTTAGTGTTTCTTGAAGCAATGAAAGTAGCGTCTCTCCCTTCAGCACCTGTGTCGCCAACTTCGGTAGAAGTTACGTCAAGAGGTAAAGAGCTAACTAGTACGTCACTGTTTATAAAGTGGAAGCCAGTTCCAAGCTCAGGCTCTCTTGTGGTTGCCGTAGCCTCTTTATAGTTTCTGTAAGCGAAAGCTGACCTAGATAAGGTAACCTCCGAGTTACTAAACTTGAACCCGGCTTCCTGACACTTAACCGCCGCGCAGTTCTCAATAACCACTTTGGAATTAGTAACCTCAATACCTACTGGTCTTGCGGCTTGTCCGTCAACAAAGAAGTGCCTAATAAATATTGGCCCATCGCAATTCTTTACACTAATCTTAGAGCAAGCATTGCCGTACACGTTTCCTCCTAAAGGATCTGCTGTACTTACTTGAGGACGCTTTATATCCGAGGTAGTAGCGGTATTGACCGAACTAATATCACTGGTTACTATCGTACCATCCTCAGTTAGATTTTCAAAAACATTAGGAACAAACTGATTAGCCGTGCCAGATCTAAATGAGCCGCCTGAAAGGGTAACTGCTAATGGAGTAGCTCTTTCACTATGAGAAGGGTAGAAAATAGAATTTACTTTATTGAACCTTTCGTCTCCCGCTCCAGAAAGAACAGGGGTTGCGATGTGTACGCAGGATGTATCCGTTAACGTGTTGCTTAAATCTAATGAGCTAATCTGTGTCGGAACTTGAAGATACTGACCTGTGCTTGGAGTTCCAACAGTTCTCACATCTGAGGAAGCGTTGTATGTCCTAGAGAAGTTTCTATTTATAATTTCTATAGAGCCTTCTTCTTCTATTCTAAAGTTGTGTAACTCTAGTGGTCCAAGGTCACCAAAGTTTGCTACTTCCACTAGTACAGGGAACCGAACAACTTTAGGAATGGCTGCAATAGCAGAACTAACATCTACGAATATATTTGGATTTTGCTGGAGTGTAAGCTCAGGAGTATCAGCAGATACAGTTAGAGCCAGACCAGGAACTCCAGCAGAAGTGGCAAATCCTCCCTGCTCCCAAAGTTCATAAGTGCGCTCTTCTAAATCATATAGAGGTACGTTGTCCTGCTCCCAGTTGTAGAAGGTACTAGTATCGAACTTAGACACATAAGGCGTCCACGAATTAAACAGGACTACGTTGCCGCTGCTTGTATAGATATCATTTTGGTTGAATGCCATATCAGAAGTTTATTGTCCACCGAAAGATTAAACTAAAATCATTAGTTTTTATTATATCGCTAAATGTTCTGTAACAAACTAAGATCGGCTTATCGTCCACACTTCCTCTCGGATTCTTCATGAACATTCCTATCTCATTTATTGCTGCATCATTGCCGTCACGTTCTAAACCGTTTGCTGCTTCCTCATCAACAACTAACGTGTATCTCACTGAGCTATCATTAATCCTTGTGATTTTACTCGCAGGTATCTCGGCAAAAAATCTACCAGGGATATCGCTGTTACCTACAATCTGAGTCCCCTCAAAAATAGCTAAGTTACTTCCCGTCCCGTACTCATCTACAGATGTGAGGGACCCCGATAACTCGTTGATCGCACTAGTAACACCTCCAGCAGGAGGACCAGAAACTCCAAGCTGAAACTTTTGTATTTGATAGTCTAAGATATTGTTAGACCCAGAAGCCGCAAACAAGTAAGAAAGACCAACCCCCATACCAGAAACGATTATGTTAGAGTCGTCAAGAAGGACTTCTTCTTCGCCCGTACTCATCTTTTTTATGATGGTAAGGTGTCCGTTAATACCTAATTCTTCTGTAAAGTTTTTCATAGGAAGTGAAGCCTCCACTTTATTGTTAGATCCTCATATGCTGTAACGTCTTCTATGTAGGTCAGATCTTTTGATACACCTTTCCTGCAAAACAGCCTGTACTTTCTAGGATTATCTAGTACACTAAACCCAAAAGGCGGTGTATTTCCATTGAGAAGAGATTCCTTCATGTTTATGGTCCAAAGACCTAAATGAAAAATGCCTCCGTAAGCATGAGCAAACAAGGCATCTGATCTTGATAAGGTCACTGCATACTCAACAGTTCCATTAGTTGCAAAGGATGCATTGGATGACGTTGTTAGTCCGCTTGTACTCGCCGTTCCTGAAACTGCGGTGACAAACCCCGAAATATCCATTGAGCTTACTTCATTAAAATAACCACCAGAAGACTCTATCCTCAAGGCAGACGAATCCGAATCGTAATAAACAACTCTACTCGGTTCTTCTGTTCGAGAAACACTACTTCCTTCTGGGAAACAACCTAAAATTGAAGCTGCGCCATAAGCAAGAATATCAGAGCTAAGTTGAGTATTCTTAATAACGTCATCCACCGCAGGAGTTAATAAGAAGTTCGTTAGTTGTCCGTTACCAGGAAAAATAGAGCTAATTTCTATAATCTCGCCTGTACCGGAAAAAAGCGCAGAGCAATCTGTATTTATCTCTAATTCTTTTAACGCAGGATCAGGAGAAATCGGAACTGAAGTGGCTACAGGTTGATCGACTGAAGCTGTGTTTCCGTCCTCTCTATTGGTCCTTAGAAGAGCTATGTTGCCAGACCGCCCAGTCTGTATATCCCCTAATTGCTGACCAAACAAATTTCTTTTTTTACCATCAATGTTGTGTGCATTTGTTTTAAAAGCATCGGACCCTGTGCCAAACGATATTGCCTGGATCGTATAGTTAGATGTGTCTAAAATCGCTTGCGTTGCTGGGTCGGATATCGTAGCTAGTGATGGGGATACCGTCATGATATCTGCCAATAGCTCACCCGCTCCATCAGTTAGCATGTTAGCTTCCTTAAGGATTAGCTCGTCTCCACTCCAAACTTCTACTTCACCTCTCATCAGTTATCAAACTCCACAACTGTATAGTTTCCGTTAGCTCCATCTGTGTGATTGACCCACTCAGGCTGAACCCTATAAGATATCCTACTACCTCCACTTAACTCTAATGTCCCTGAAGTTATACTTGCATCTCTAGAAGCTAGTGTGGTAGTATTCTCTCCTGCTCTCTGCCCTGTTAATCCATTATAGAAGCCTAGAACATCCGCGAGTTCTTGTTTGTCTAACTTGTACTTATACTCTTCTATAAAGGGTATAAGCGGTCTGGAGCTTGTTTCTAACCCAAGGCCCGTTGATATGCCCGCCTCATACCTAAGCGTTGAGTCCTCTAAGTCTATAGAATCAATAAGTAAATACTTAGAATCGTTATTGTTTGGTAAGAAGAAAACCTCAATAACATAATTACGATCTTTATGGACTTGATCCGTTAACTTAAATTGCTCATTTGTTTTCGGAATAATCTTTTTGTATTCGTAGTTGTTGTATATTGTAAAGTTTCTTGTATCAAACTCAACTTTGAAGTTTTGGAAGTAATCCCCCCTTATTAAAATAAGAGATTTATCATTTACTGTTTGTTCTGGTGCCTCGATAGAGTTCAAACAGTATTCCTGCGTGGCCCTGTCCGGTACACTTTTTGGGAACGAATAAGTGTGACACAGATTCTTTGTTACCTGATCAATGCTTAGGCTACTTACTTCGGTTGGGGTCCACTTTCCATCAGTAGTCCAAGACCACATCAAATCTTCTTCTGGCTCGGTATGAATCCAAACACCTAATCTACCACCACCTAGGTCAGGAAGAGTTTCATCTGCAACTAAAGCTTTTACATTTAGAGTAAACTTATGCTGTGCATTAAGCATGTTAGGCATGTCCCCATAGGAAGAAACATCAAAACGAATTCTAGGTAATCCGCCAACGGACTTGCATTTTATCACAGGATTGCCTAAAAAGTAATTGTCAAACCCTGGGACAGCGGAGCTAGTGTCTAGATGTATAACTCTAAACTCATTTCTACTAGGTGCCCCTGAGATATCGCAAAACTCTATTCCGCTGAGAATAGTGGGGTTTCTAAAATCAAATGCCTCCCCAGAAACATAAGTACCCACCAAGGGAACTACTGCTTGATTCAAGCTGCTGGCTGTGAACGTGCCTACTCCACCGTCTGCCCAAACATTAGTATTGTTTATAGGGGTAGACTCCCGTAAATTTGTTTGAATAAATGAAGCTCCATTAGCACCTGAGATCTTAAAATCAGAATTGTACAACGCTTTTCCGAAAACATGAGCAAAAATATTTCCGCCTGTTTTATCTTGAATAGTTGGGCTTAATCCGTGCTGTCCAAAACTTGTGCAGTAGTCTCGGTATAGGTTTTGTAGTCCTCTACCAAAGCTAAAGTTTTCATATTCAGAGTAAGAGTCTATGACATACCCACTAGCTATGGCAGAGTTAGTGAAGCTCTGAACTTGATTCTTCCAATACGAGTCATTATCAAAAGAAGAGGGGTCCGCTGAAACCTGCATCTCTGCGTAGGTCTTGGCTTTCTTCTCAAGAAGAGAGTGCATGGTTCTTACTATCCTCGGTGTTTGTCCGCGATCAACGTAGCGATCAGTATCCGAAGGAATGTTTTCATTCTTGGCATCAGACCCTAGAACCTTTAGCCCTCTGTAGGGGAATGTGTTACTTGTGTCCACTCCAGAAAAGACGCTGCTTGATTGTAACCCTTCACAAATATGCCAGACACCTGATATTTCTGTATGGTCCTCTACAGGATAAAACTTACCCGCAGAGGCAACGTAACCTAGCGTAAGCTCACCTAAGGAACTTGCCATAGATCTCTCTAGAACCGAAGGATCGTAGCTCACAGGGCCGTTAAAGCCCGTCCTATCGTAGTACCCCTCCTCTGGAAGAACATACCTAAAGTTTCTCCTTCTCAAAGCTCTTCTTGCAGGACCAACAATTGAGTCTGTTGAGCTTAGTTGTGTGTCTATACCATCAACTTGATCTCGTTTAAATGTGCTGAACCCGTCTCTTCCTGGATCTGATGTAATCTCAACTCCACTTATCTCCGCATTTCCTAAAACGGAACCTGAAGAATACCCTGCCCTAGTATCGGCACTATCTAAACCAGCATACAGGAAGTTTGTGCTTGAGACTATAAATTCGTCTACCGCACTAGCGTTTAGGTTAACCCTAGGTATAGTATGTGCCGGACTATATTCTTGAGCTACTCTAGCAGTTTCATATAATGCATACTTAGAATCTGCCTCTAGAGTGGAGTTTCTAAAATCAAAGCTGGCTTCGTCAAAGTCCAAGAAGACATGAGAAGATTTTCCATTCCACAAGCTTAATAAGTTCTTCTCATAGTCTGAGATGCTGAACATTACATCATCGTAATTGGGAGGATGTTGAACGGAACTAAAGAACATTAAGAACTCGTTCAAAGAGCCTATGTTCGTGTCTGTGGTTACCGCAGCACTAACGATGTATTCTCCTACATCCTCAGCAAGAGTAGGGTCTACTTTAAAGCACTTTAGCCGATCAACCAAAAGATCAGCTAGAGGCTTACTAACAACAGAATCTCGGTAATACTTTACTTCCTCAAAGGGAGGCATGGGATAATTAAACCTGCCTCGATAATTAAACAGGAACTCTGGGTCTCCCTCAAAAAGAAGATAGGTAGGACGCTCTAGACCCAGGGGGTGCCGTTTACCTGCCATGTATACCCCTTCCCCAAAAGGTCCTGGACCCACGGCACGATCCCACAGCGCCTCTTCACCAAATTCGATAGCTTGTCTTCGTATGGCCTGATAACCTGGACCTGTTACGGTGTGACCATGCCAGGGCTTCATCTTAGTATCCCCTAATACGGTATACAACTCCCCTTTAGTTCCATCTTCATTTAAAACATAGAACCTAGGTAAAGGGAACTCTTCTCCAAAATACTTGAAGTTTTGTGGGAACGCTGAAACTAAGTCTAGGAGAATAGAATCTGTTACTAACTTTAGGTTTTCTTCTAGACTGCTACTACTATAGGATATGACTCCTGACTCCTTAGCTGTCTCAGGAGTCCAAGTCCTCAGGTTTTTGAATAGCGGAGACCCCGTGGCTAAAGCATACCAAATAAGAAACGGTACATAAGACTCCCAGAGAGGAACAATTTTTCCATCAAGGTCAAGAATACTATTAACTACAATGGCATTTAAAGCAGAGCGAAGAGCTTGCTCAGTACCAGACTTTTTGTAGATATCTGCTGCTATTCGTAGCTGATGCCTCCACTTGTTTGACTGATTCCCCCTTAATTTGTATCCTACAAGATCAGCGATGTACTTAATATTATCTTGATCGACATCTTCAATGTCATAGATGTATTTAATGTTCTCTACTTGATCCGATATGTCAGCAAAATGAAAGCCTAAAGCAGCTAGTGTTTTTCTGTGTGGGCCATTAGACACCTGATCTTCAGAAATTATGTCTGCATCGAGGAAGTTGTCGAAAGCGTCTTTGACGGTAAAGTCCTGGCGATCAATAGCCAAAGGAGAATAGATAACGTCAAGTAAAGTTTTTAGATTTTCTAGCTTTTGCGTTCCGCTAGTGTACGTTGCTACCTCTCCCGCACTAGGGTCTAGTATCGCATCAGCAGCACCAGAAACAAAATTAGAAGGTATGTATTGACCGAAAGAGCAAGCCTCAACATTCTTCCACAAATACTCAGTAAACCCCTTTATACCATCAACAGTCTCAAGCGTATTCCCCAAAAATAGCGAAGCTAAACTTGAAACGACGAAAGAAGATGGAGAGTAATCCAGGCCCCCCAAGGCTGAAGTGTTGAGGAAGTAAAACCAACCAAGACTATCTACTAAATAGTTATGAACGCTGCTGGCGGCACTGTCATTAGTGTATGCCGAAAGCTCTGCCATGTTATCCTCAATCGTTCCTGGCGTTGTTATCCCAGGAGGAACTAACTTAGGAATGAGCGTCGAAGACAAGTAATTTTCATACTGTGCTTGCGTGTCGAAATCAGAGTAATTTACTCCTAGAGGAAGGAGTATTTTTTCTCTAAAGCTTTGCGTAGTAATATTTGTAAGGCCATTCTGCTTTACAAAATACTGTGATATACCAGATAAAGAACTTAACTCACTCGTCTGCGTATTTGGGATAGAGGATAAAGGCAGAATTGTAGGGAAATTCTTGGCCGCTTGAAGATGTGTATTTATAACTTTTCTAAGAGGATCAACGTCTGTTCCACTTAGATCGAGATCTTCTTGAATATACAGCTTAGGAGTTAATTGCTCCAAGAGTTCTACAAAATTAGATTTATAGAACTGTCTAGGGTTAGGTGTATATTTGCTGTTATCTACCATCAGGCTAAGTATTCTACATTGATTGTTAAGTTATTGAGTTGAATTATCTCGTTAAAGTCTATCCTAATGTCTTGACCCACATTGTCCAAAGTGGAGAATCTCACTTCATCAACTTCAAAAATTTGCCTATTGAGGTCTGAAACAATTAAATCCTCTCCGAACTCAGTATTATCTATACTCAGGTAGTTTAGGATCTTATTTCTTACCTTGGCTTTTATTGTATCCTCATTCTCTTGCTGCTCTTGATCTATTCGTATGGTACAAACTAGATCTAATGTTCTGATTAAACCATCGACGATAACAATGTCATCTGTCATCATTTTTTTCTCATTCATAGCAGCAAGTAGTTGTGTCTTAAAGTTACTCGTTGCTCTCTGCAATTGAAGGTCACTTGCTTTTTCTAACAAATAAATATCTATGGTGTTAGCCGAAGAGTAGGCATTTCGCGTAGCAGCGGTAGCTTTTCCCACGGTGCCAAAAGTGCTTATAAAAGTGTTAGCAAACGTGGAATAGTCCGTCAAGGTTACTAACCTATCCTGTCTCCTAAAAGTTAGAGGAGCATACTTCTTAGCGTGCTCTATTGTTTCTGCGTTTGAACCGCCTGTTGCCTTGGAAGTGTTTCTTATTGTTCCGTTATAAGAGTTTACTCCGCTAGTCCCGACTACAGAGGCAGCTAAAGCATCTTTCTCCAAGTTGCCTCTTGTTCCTCCACCAACTCTATAGGATATTGAGTAGCTGGCCGAATCCGGGGGAGATATCCCCGCCACACCTGTACCAAAAACCACAGTAGCGTTATAGAACTCATCATAAACTACTTCAAATATCTTGTCATCGGCACCCGAAGCGAAATAAATACTATCCACTTCTGAGTAAGCTCCGTTAGAATCTGAATTAGGAGAGTCAATAAATACTTCTATGCTGCCTTCGACAACTGGGCCGTCAGTCAAAGGCACTGTCTTCTGTCCCTCAGTAGCAGCGAACTCTCCACCCTCTAAAACTAAAGACCCCTCCTGAACAACTAAGTTTTGAAAAACATTTTTCTCATCACCCAATCCTTCCGAAGCAGGATCTAAAACAATAGTAGCATTCCTTGTGGCTTGATTCACCAAACCATTAACTACTTTGTATAACGTATACGTTAGCTGCGCCCCATCTTCAGGCGATAAAACCTGAAAAGTTCTTTGCGCTGGGCCGATGCTCACCGAACCTACAGTGGTTAAATCTGAATCGAAGGTTATTTGAGCGTCTGCCGCTGCTGACAATGGCCCTCGCATCCTAATACCTATTAGCTCCAGTAACTTCTTTACACTAGCTCTTTGTTTTGCAGTGGCTATGTAGTTTTCGTTGGCGAGCATGTCAGCTTTCATGGACATTACAGCACCCATGTAAGCCGCTAACTCAATAAACATCATACCTAAATCTGACTCCACAAAATATTTGTAATCATCAGGATACACTGCTTTGACATAATCTATCAAGGAGTCCCTTAAAGAAAGGAAGTCCGTTGCGGCAAAGTTTATCAAGTCCACTCGCCTGTTTAAAGCGATAGGAGCTAGTTTCATAAAGTCCGAAGTTATTGTCCCAGAAAAGTTCATTTTATTTTTGCCTCTACGTCAAATACTTCAAGGTCGTCCGTCGATAGTTGAATTGACAAAACAACCCTAATTTGATTTCCTCCCGCCGCGTCATACTCTCCCGTCTCAAAAACTCCAACCTTTAACAATCGTGCCCCAACAATGTAATTTCTAAAAGACGTTTCTATTGTTTCTCTTATATTACTGAATAGTTCTTGGGTTATGGGCTGAAATAAATACTTTCTTAAATTGCAGCCATAGTTGGGGAGCATTAACCTCTCCCCCTTTTCAGTCCTAAGTAACTGTACTACTGCTTGGCGAATCATCTCGCGACCGCTATTCTTTTTAAAAATTCCTCCAGAATCTTTTTTTGATCCAAGTGGAAAAGTGAGACCATAAATTTCCTGTCGCTTTGCCCTTGGGGCTTGCTCTTCATACTTAGTTGGTCTTTCACCAAACCTTAAAACTGTGCTATTAGCTGCCATTAGATTTTAATATTTTTGAAGAAGCCTTTCTGAGCATCAAAATTCTTTTTTGCCTCTGTACTATCTAGTGGTTTAGAGTAAAATTTAAGGCTTCCAATGTGGCCGCGAAGACCACTTGTTATGCCTCCTCTATCTCCACCCATAAAGTTTCCTCGGAAGAACATTCCATCTGTATACCCTCCTCCAACTATCCAAGGAGTGAAGAAAGGATTAAGCAGCGGACCTTGCTTCAGAATTTCAGGACCGTCCACAGTTGTAGATGAGTATTCAAAACTATTGCGCTGTTTAAAGTTCGGTAAAGAAGGCGTACCATTTTCACTCACCCCAAAGACATCTGATATGGAGGAAGTAGCCACTAAATTACCGTCAGCGTACATACTAATTTCATTTTTTTCAGGGTCGCAGGTGATACCTACAAGAACGAACTGAGAAGAAACATCACCAAACGCTGTAGAAGACAAATCAACCTTCATCTTGTGGAACGTGGGGTAGTTGGCGCACTCATCATTGTTTATGAAAGAAGCCGACGAAGCATCCCTGGATATCGTTGGAGCTATAAAGAAGCTCAGAGAAGATACTGGGTCATTTGCTGCGTTGTCATTGCTGAATCCAATGGGATTAGACGAAGTAGATAACTGCGTTATTCTTCTGTCCCTAGTAAACCCACAGACAACTCCTCTTACTAATTGATCCCCTTTATTATTTGGAAGTAAGTCTAGGTCCCTAGTATTCCCCGTTCGATCTAGGTTATCAAATCCTTCTTTTATACCAACATTCTCGGATCCAATAAGAACCTTAGTTAAGGAAGATGCCCCGTTACTTAGCCACCCCTCTTCAGCGTCAGTTATGTTTGGAACGTGAACCCAACACTCCATACTGAATCCAGAAGGAGAATAGGTTAGATCTCTGTACTCTTTGGTGTCAGGAAGCTTTATAAAGCTTCCAAGCGCCGACGCTGCCGCCGTCTGTCCAGGCGTACTCTTGTTCCGTGTGATTCCATCTAAGTAGGGTATAGCTAATCCAGACGCAAATATAGTTTGTCTAGAAGTTCCTACTAACTGAGCATTATTGTACATACCCTCTGTAGCACAATTAGTCGTTTGGAAGTTTGTCGATGAAGGCAACTCTAAGTTAGTATCTAGGAAGTTATAAATGGAGAAAAGCCCATCAGTTACAATGTTGTCAGTTAAGGACAGAACTGTTGCGTTTGTGTTATTTGTAGATGAAGGAGAATAGATAATACTCCCTTTTCCTATTGTTGGGACATTAAGGTGCTCGTAGCTTAGAGACCTAGGTTTTGGGCTAGAGCGAACAAACTTAGGATTAAGTGGCAAGACTATTCCCGTTACCTCTGCTTGCTCAAAAACTAAAGCCCTCTGTTTTTCCAGGTCAACCTGTAAATTATAATCGGCCAAGTAAGAGAAGTCGTTAATTGGCACCTCTCCTGGTCCGTAGATAGGCTGAGACTCGCCGCCGTAAATTTGAGGAGCTTTGACGGCTACCTCAATCTGCTTTTTTCTCCTGTTTAACTTATCGTTATGATTCGCTATCTCTGAAATAATCAACTGCTTCTGGTTTAGAACAATCGCGTCTTCCTCTCCATACTGATCTATGTATGTTTGTAGGTCCGCAGACAAATCAAACACTAGCTTGTCCCTCTGCTGCTTTACCACCTGAAGGAAGTGATCTTGGTCGTAATACTCCTGTAAGCCTATACTATCATCTACGCGATTAGGATCGAATATGTTGTCGGCAAATTTATTCAGAGAGTCTATATCAATCTTCTCGCCCTTGCCTCCTAGGTTGGGATCATAATCGTATTTCCATCTGTCACCTACAGGTACAATTCCTGATATTGATGTTAAGACAGGATCTAAGCCCCCCGACTGAGAGTCATAGTATAGGCCGTCCTTGGTCAGTATATACTGGCCTGTAACCGTCTCTGGTGGGCCGAACGTAAGACGGAAGACTTCTTCCTCCTGGAGCCCAGGATCAATAGCAGCAGACGTATTGAGGCCGCTCAGACCAAACTCCGCATCATCCTTGAACACGGGCTCCAAAGAAGGATCATCTTGTCTAGCTTTTAGAATGGCGTTGATTCTATCCTCCAAAGCTGTGGCCTGATCAATAAAATCTTTCGCAGTATTTGCGGCAGCGATACTCCCGGCGTATTTATTTTCTACCTTCGTCCTTCTTTCTTCTGGCGAAAGCTGATTGGCCGCATACCCAGGATCTTTTGCAGCCATATAATCCCCAAAAGAACCGACGCAATCTTTAATCGCCTCTACCTGATCTATAGCTGCGGTTACATTTTGATAAATTTGAGCGCCGAACGCGGACAAGCCGTTTATAAATCCTAGAACGCTCGCCAAATCTTTAGACTGAATACCTAACCACCCGTCATCAACTCCAAACTGAAATGTTCCCGTTTCCGTATCAAAAGTTATGATGCCTGAATCAAGCTGAATAATCTTAAAAAGCTTCTGAATTACTTCATTAGCGGCTGCTTTACCCTGCTGAGTGGCGAGGTTCATTGAAACTAATACAGGAGTCGGCAGCAGACTTAATACGTCTCCAGCAAGGTTAAGCATACAACTAGGGACACCATAAGCCATGCCCAAAGCTTGTATAGGCCCTGCCCCTGTCTGGCCCTGCACTGTCAAAAATGTATCTACGTCGAATGATGCCATATTATTCTAATCCTCTACCGAAGTAATCATTGTTATTTAGGGGTGATGCTGTTCTAGTTGCAATTATTGGTTCTACAGGAATAGTCGGAGCCGAGCCCGGAGCTAGATTAACCGTAGCGCCCTCTAAATCTATGTTTGCTGGAGTTTGTGCCGCAACACCGCCTAGAGCTTCCACACTAAAGACTCCATTACACCCCATAGCTATGTTTCCAGCGGACTGAATGGCCACCTCCCCTGCATCAATTGCTAAAGTTCCAGCAGTTTTTAAAACTATAGTCCCTGTAGGACCATTTGTTTTTAGTTGAAATAGTTGAG